GTGTCATCACCTAATGTTATTGAGTAAGTGCCACTAATTCCTGTTCCCGGCAAAGACACTATCACCTCAAGAGAATAGGGCCCAACAGTAAATGTTGGATTAGTAACGCTGCCCGTAACTATCGTTGGACCGGTTGCAAGTCTTTCCCAATAATATAGAGGAGGAGAAGCCTGAGAAGCAAATGTAGCTACATTAAAATCATACTGAGTATATACTGTTCCGGCTGGAATATTCTTACCACCAGTTGAATCAAGTGCATTAGTAGCAGCAACGTCAGAAGTAGCGTAGGATACTGTTTTAGGTACCCAAGTATTTAAAGTACTATTCCAAACAGAAATTGCAGTGTTTAGGCCAGATCCAGCTGTTCCGACTTTGAGCCAAACTGAACCACTTGGTCTAGGGAATGTTTGACCAGTAGTCCAAAGTGGCTGTTCAGCAGAAGTTCCATAATCGAAACCTGGCTGATAGTATGTACCAGCAGAAATACCCAAGTCAGCAAGAAGTGTTCCTGTTCCTGCAACAGTCAATGAAAATGGTGTAGTTACACCCAATTGACCAGCATTTTGAGTAGAAAACAATTGCAAACTTTGGCTTGTTCCTGTTCCTGCTGCTCTAGCCGACAAGAACTGGAAGTTTAGTAAATTGATTAGTGAGGCCATATAACTCACAGTATTATCAGGTGCGGCTGGAACAGTAAGTGTTGCGCCGAAACTACCGTTGATGTTAATAGTAAGAGTATCACCTGCAGTCAATGTACTTACTGAATTAGCCCCTTGAATAGTTGGCCATGATTCTAACCATTCCGGAGAACCAATTGATACCCAAACATTGTCAACATTTTTATAGAAGAATTGAACTGCATCAGCCGCAGTAGGTACTTCATAAGTTGGAATAGCGTTTACTGCGTAGTCGCCGAAAACACCGGTTGACTGTAGCGGAAATCCGCCGTCTAATAGTGATGAATCAGTGATTACGATCGGTTGCTGTAGTGTAAACTGACCGGTAACTGAATCAAACTCATTAATACCCCAAGTTGTGATAGAAGTGTCTAACCAGTAAGTTCCATCTTCAGGTGCACCACTTGGTCTACCTGTTTGTCCTACGAGACTTGCTAAGTCGATGTCTGCTCTTAAGCAAAATGCACGATTAGTAATGCCAAGTGCTGAATACGCTGCTAGCAATCCGTACTCGTTCAATTCATAACCCTGAATAGGAGTCCCATTCGAAGTAGTATAGAAGAACGGCTCTCCATAAAGAGTCACAAGATCACGTTGGCTTGTTACCTGAAATAGTTTTCCAGCATTAGCTGCGGTAGTACCAACAGCTACTCCGGTACCATTTGGATTTGCTTTATTCTCTGCTGTTGCAAGAAGAATAAAAGGAATTGAGTTAGTGGGTGCTGGAAGATATTGCGATTCGTCTGTAATCGTTACTTCTACGCCCGGGGATACTAGTGCCATAATTTAATTTCCTTTGTATGATTCTGAGGTTTACCACCTTCTTGATATATACATTACATCAAGATTCTAATAATTATTTAGTGTATAAGTGAAAAAACCTGGTTTAACCGAACCTTTAAAGGTTAAAATGCATAAATATTCTTATGCTAAAAAGGCCCATATGTAAAGAATGTAATAAGAACTATTGTGCGATAAACTACATCCGCAACGGTAAAACCTATTACCGAAGTATATGTGATAACTGCGGAAAAAAGAAGGCTAAGAAGAAACCTATTGTGCCCAGTTGGAAAAAGGCCGGATACAAAAAGAAACCGCAGTGTGATATCTGCGGCTTCAAGAGTATATATCCTAGTCAGATGACCGTCTTTCATATTGACGGTGATTTGAACAATATAGCATTCAGTAATCTACGAACCATATGTCTCAACTGCATTGAAGTCGTTAAGCGCAAAGAGGTCACATGGAAGAGGGGAGACTTAACGGTTGATTACTGATTCCATCTGTTTGTGTAGATGGTCAATCGTTCCGGTGTTGTCAATGTGATAATCGTAATCTAGTCCAATACTGCTATATTCGCTAGCATGAACATCATGATTCTGTTCTAGCAAGTCTTTAAAGTATGTCTTATCTTTGTCGTTATCCGCTGTAGTGTGCAATTCTGCTATTTCAAGCCAGATAGGATCTGCCCCACGATGCGTTCGCAAAGTAACGCCACCTGCACTCTTGATAGCGTGTACTTCATTAGCAAAGCGACAATCAGTGATTACGATATCATCCTTGATTCCCCGTAAGCGATTCTCTACGCTTGCCACCCAGATATCGTTATGAAAGTTCTTGCGGGCAACGTCTGTTCCCCATTGCTGCAATACCCAACGGGGAGTCAGATTAGGGATACCCAATCGTTCTGCCCACCAAGTGTCAATTTCTTCTCGCCATTCACGGCTGGCTTTGGTTGAACCCTCAAGAAGTTCACGGTCCCAATTGAAGATAACTGCTACGGCATCTTTCAATGCGCCAGCAAAGCTCATACGCTTGAAGCCGTGAAATGTGCAGAGATAATCTGCTGCTGTGTCTTTGCCTGATCCTATCAGACCTGTTATTCCTATTATCATTATTACACTATAACATAAGAAGTGAGTGTTGTCAAGCCTTAATCTAGTAGTAAGTTACCGACTAACAGATTCATTTGGAGACTGCTGATTTCGTCACGCAGATTTTCTTCTTGTTCAGGTGTCAAGGTACCGTCAGCTAGTCCTTGATTTAGTAGGTCAACAAGTTTATCGATAGTTTCTCTATCGTCAAGCATTAGCCTTGGACCCAAGTGAGTGGTTGGCTGTAATCTACGTAGTTCTTGAGTTCTAGGATTAATCTCTCTTGATCGGCTTTACTCTCAGCCTTCATCGCAGTACCGTTGAGAGTGGTGCCGCCACCTGGTCCTGCAATGCTACCAAACTTCTCACGAGCTTCACCGATGATGCCCTTAAGAACAGCAAGAATGTAGTCCCCTATCCAAACGCCAGCACCCGGATCTTGAAGCAGTTCAATTTCAGGACGTTGAACATCTGCCCAAATTAAGATACGTTCTCCTGAGCCTTTGAAGTCTCTTACTACTCTAAGTGCCTTAGTAACGGGATTGAACGTGTATGTTACATATCCACCGAACATACGAGCAGCTAGTTCAACGTAACCAGCATAGAAGTCATATGTCGCTAGTCCCCCGGTAAAGTTATAGTTCAACAGATAGGTGTTGAGAATGGCGCTTGAAAACGGGTCAAATGCTGTTGCACCAGGACCAGTTTCAAGACCCACAGTACGCCTAAAAAGCGCCCTAACGTTGATGAATTCTGATGGAAGCGTGTATATTTCAACGTTCTTCTCCACTCTCATAAGAGTGTAGCTTTCTACTGTTGCGTTTTGCGCTCTCTGTCTATACAACTTGATAGTATAGTTATAGGCAGCTTCATAGTGATCCGGATCTAATTCAAGATCAATAATATCTCCGCCCAAACGTAGACGAAGATTATCAAAGAGACCTTCCTTAAGTTGGGTTAAGTCAAGGTTAGTTGGTGTTGCTAGTAAATCTGCTGCCATAATTGTTTCCTGTTAATCTTATTTATCAGGAAACAATCATGTCAGTAGTTCTAACGTCATTTACTGCTGCAATTTTTCAGCCTCAATGATGCGTTTGATTTTCTTTTCTAGTTCTTCAATGTCACGTTTTACTAAAACATTAATGTCAGGAGATGTTGAACCTTTGAGTTTTAGCTTAAGATTTGCTAAAGTACGTTTGTGCAATTTAACAATCTTACTATCGGTGTCATCAGGCTTCATAAATCGCCTTCTTGACGGTTCTCGCTGTAGTGTGCATCAAACTTGCCGCCTGGATAGCGGTCTTCCAGCTTGTGTACGTTTTCAGCAATAACATCGTTAGGGTCAAGTCCAAGTGCGTTACAAGCGTTAGCCCAGTACCACGCAATGTCACCGAGTTCACGCTTCATATGGAAGATGTTTTCTTCATTGAGGGGCTTACCCTGGAAGAGAATCTTCTTCACAATCTCCTGAAACTCTCCGCCTTCGCTACCAAGACCAGTGCTTGCAGTCATTAGCAATGCAAGATTGACATTGGTGTTAGCATCAAGCTCCTTGAGGTGTTCAATGAGTGCAGTTAGGTCCTTACTTTGGTCACTGCATACAGAAAGGACGAAATCTGCGTACTTGTTTAGATCAATGTTGTTCATTTATAATTACCTTTTCTATATAATCACATATTTTGTATTGACTTTTGGGTCCCGGGTGAAATCCGGAACAGATATCTAGATAAAACGAAAAGAGGTTAAGTAAGTTTACGTTAGTCGTAAACCACTTTGGTTCTTTTCCGGTTATTGCTATAGGATTATCAGTTCCATATTTGGCTAAACCAAAGTGAGTTGTTGTTATTTTTTTATCTTTGAGATAACAACCTGCATGATGTATGGCGTGTAAACTTGTCATATATAGGTCATTGTCATCA